GAATATTATCTATTTCAAACTCTTTAATAAACTTTGGTTTTTGTTCAAACACTTTTAATATTTCATTTGTAATACTATCAATGTCTGTAGCTTTTATCATTAACACCTCTTTGAGTGTAATACCGCAAAATATCTCAATCATTTTCTGCTGTATGAAAGGTGTCATTTCTTTGCCCTCAGCAACTTTTAACCAGTCTTGATACTGACCTAAAGTAATCTCACTTAGCTTTTCAGGTATGTTTATTTTAAGTTTCATTTATATACAATGTAAAAAAAAGTGTTTAGTGTTATATACGAATTAAAAAAAATTTCACTTATATATCTTTTCTTATCTTATCTTATCTTAATGCTTGAGGGGTGCTAAAGCCCCCCTAAAAAAGATAATAGTCTCCACTACTTTGCATCTGATAGCTTACAGCATATCTAAGCGCATCAATAGCATGGTTAAAATTATCAACTGGTGTTTGACTTTTCTTTTCTAACCAACAATAATTATTTAACTCCTTTATTAAGTCTGTGCTATCCTCAGTAATAACTAAGTCATAATCTTGTAATAAACTAATTCCGTATGTTATAGAACCTTGTCCTTTTATTGCAGGCACAATATTACAATCTTTGCTTAATTCATTAATTAGTCTTGGTTCTGCTGAATCGCCAACTATTAAATTATCAGCAGCAAACTTTTTATTTAATACCGCTATTTCACTTGTTGTTAGTTTAGGTTGATAAAAACATAATTGAACATAAATAACTTTATTTTGTTTGTCTATACTAGTTTTAACTAAACTACTAGGGTCATTCGAAAAGCCAAAGTCTTGACCAAATACAATTTTACCAACTTGCTTAAATTCACCTATCGACCAATTGTTAAATATAACACCCTCTGCTTTATCTAGCCATGAACCAAGTATTGTGTGTTTATAACGTTCTGGTCTTCTCGCTTGCATTGATTGTATTTGTTTAATATAACTAGGTGACAAATTTTCTATATTATCTAAATATGTTGTGTGTATGTAAGTAGTATCTTCTTTTGTTGTGTTTGAACCAGCTTCTACACCCCTGCCTTCAAACCATCTTTTATAAATAAAATGTTCTTTTGTACTTGGGTTTAATATTAATATAACTCTATTATCCTGAGCTTTATTTCTAACTGATAAATCTATTTTATCAAATATATCTTCATTGTTTAACTCTTCCGCCTCATCCATTACCCAGGTTGTTATACCTTGCAAAGATTTAAGATTAGCTGTCTGATCGCCTGATGAGGTTTTAATACCTCTGAATATTATTTTACTGTTATTGCCCTTGTTAATTATTTCATCTTTAGTTATTCTAAAATTATCAATTACATTAAGCATTTCCAATTTTTCTATAAACTCAGGTATTATTGAAATACCCGCAGCCCGTAAAGTGTACCTTGTAAATAAAATTGTGTGGTTAGACTCGTATGTTAAATAAAGTAATATTATGTTTATTGCAAATGATTTGCCCGAACCTCTGCCACCCGTAACAATAAAATAACGAGCCTCAGACGTTGCAAACACGTCATACTTACTGCTTAAACTTAATTCCACTAATTAACTTTTTAAAGTCATGGTTAACAGTTTCAGTTGTATTCATGTCAACGGTGTCTTTGAGCTTGCCATACACATTATCATATAAAGCATTGAAAGCCTGCACGTCACCTTTTTTAATTGCTTTTTCTACCATAGCTTGCACCATTAAATATTCATTTGTACGCCATTCGCTTTCTCCTGTTTGTGGGTTGTTTGTCTTAACTAATAATGATAATATCTCCTTAATTATTGTACTTCTGTTCTTGCTGCCTTTTGGCCTGCCAGCAGGATTGCCGCTTTGTCCTTTTTTATATGGTATTAAATCTTCTTTACTCATTTTTTTTATTCTGTTGTTGTTCTGTATTTGTATATATTTCTATATTTTTTTTTAAGTATTGTATTAACTTATTTTCTGCCTCTTTTTCCCACTTACTTTTTTTCATACTCATTAAATAACTTTTTTATTTTATTATATAATTCTTTTACACAACTAGAACACGAGCTAGGTTGTTTATTTTCTTTGAATACTCTATTGTTGATTTCTAATAGTGCAGTTTGTTCGCTTGCTGAAATAAATACTTTATTATTATCGTTATATATTTCTTTAAGTATGTTATATTCTTGTTCGTTAATACATTCAATATTTTTATAAGGAAATAACTTATTTAATTTTTCTTTTCTTTTGTCACAGCCGCAGTCTTTTCCTAGTTTATCAAATATGTAATTGGTAGCAGCTTTTATGCCGGTTGCTTTTGTAACCTTTTCTATTGAGTCCCCTAATCCTTTACTTTTCATTTAGTTTCTTTTTTATATTATTTCTACATTTGTTAATTGTATTAAATACTTTAACATGGCTAATTTTAGTTGCTTTAGATAGTTTTCTAATACTGTTAAATTCGTTAACATATAATTTAAATAGTTTTTTATCAAACCAATATAACTCATTAATTATATTATTTATTTCTTTTTTAATTTCTTCAATGTTTTCTGTTTTAGTTTCCTCAATGTTTTGCAATACTATGTTAGTGTTTTTTTTAATTCTATTTTCTTTGTTAGCTTGATGTTGTATTATTCTTAAAATAGTTCTTTTTATTATACCAAAGTGAGGTTTACGATCAATTATTACATGTTCCGCTTTTAATTTACCTGATGCTATTTGATCATATATACTTAAATACATATCCTGAACAATATCTTTTATAAGCTGGTCATCGTCTTTGTACAATAATTTTTTAGCTATTTCAATCCAAATGTCATGCGACTTATACAAAATTAATAAAACCTTATTGGTTTCCATTCCTTAACTCTTGTAATTCTAATAACAAATTTATAAAATCTTCAAATTTCAAAGCGGCGTAATCACTTTCAAAGTTCTTTGTAAATACTACTACAGCCGTTTTGCTTGTGCCAGCCGCGTCTCTTTCGCTTTGATGTAGTGCTTTCCAAATGTTTAGTTTTTCTTGGTTTTTACATTCCCAGCTATATTCGGATAATATACCGCTTGTTGTTAGTATGTCTCCTTTTATAGAAAGTCCGCCACTATTTGGTGTTCTTCTTATATTGGTATCAAATTTCTTTGCTAGTTCTTTTGCAATCCTTAGTTCGAATCTTTTACCTTTTTTATTAGCGTTTAACATATTAAATTTTTTGAAAGTGTTTTCTTATTGCTGCACCTAGCTCTGCGTTATTTGGATATATAGCACATAAATAACTTACACTATTACTGATAACATTATCATTTTTATAGTAACTGTCTTTAACTTGACGGTGTTTATTTAAATTAACTTTCTTGGTCTTTTTTGTCATCAATAAAAGTTTTAAATAGTAAAGCAAAACAGCAACCAGCCATAAAACAAAGTATATGTGATAATAACATAAGGTAAAATATTTTACTCATTTTTTAAAATTAATAAATTTTTTTTTAAGTTCTGCAGTTTCTTTATATGCTTTAACATTTTGTAAAGTAATTAAAGTATTTTTTTTATTAAGCTCATCAATCGTGTTTCTAAGCTCTAACATACACTTTAAAGTCTCTTGCAACGTTTCTACAGCATCTAATTTGCTTTGTGTAACTTTACCTACTTTTAAGCTTGCTTGTGCTTTTAAAAGTAATATTTCTAAATTGTTTTTTGTTATTATAAAGTCTAGGTCATTCATTGTTTTTATTTTAATACGTTTACACCTCCAATTGTAAAACCTAATCCATTATTATAGTCAAACCTTAAAGGTTCATTTAACATCGTTGGTTTACCTCCAGTCTCCTTATCTTTAATTTTATAAACGTGTACCTCTGTCATCATCCAAAGCTTTTCATGTGAAATCAAGCGGTGCAAACAAAGTAGATTGTCAACTCTATTTGGAAACACCTGCCCTCCCTCGCAGTCTGCTTTTCTTGGTGGTTGTATATGTCCGTTTAATTCATGATCTGGTGGGAATACTCTCCTTGCTGCCTCTGTTTGCGGATGCATTGCAATAAACATTGTTTTTCCTGTTTTATTACAAAACTCTCTAACATCGTTACAAATTTGATAATTTCTTTCAAACTGCGATATTCTCCTATCATGGTTAATACCTGTGTATGGGTCAATTAAACAACCGTCACAATCTGTGTTTTCAAATATCTTTAAAAGTTCTTTATGGTTGTAAAGTTTTTTATTATCTATAAACTTGAAATACTTACTTATTTCATCATGATAAAATAAATATTCGTTTAAGTCTTTTATCTTTTCACCAGTCCACATTTGGATAATATCTCTTTTAAGTTGTCCAGGGTTGTTTTCGCCTGACCAAATACACCACTTCTTTTTGTGTAATTTACTTAACGCTGTTAAATACCATAATATAAAATTTGTTTTGCCTACATTATCCATGCCTAAAAACATGTTTACACTGCCTTTTTTATATAAAAAATAATCATCTAAAATGTTATTTATACCAATACCTTTTTTTATTTTACCTTCTTTAAATGCTTTTAAATATGGTATTGTAGAATTATCTTTTAATATCATTTATCGAGTAATTTTCTTAGTTCTGGAGTTATTTTTAACAAATTATCGTTTATGTATTTATCTTCTCTTTTATTTTCTTTTCTTAATGCTTTAGCCCTGCTTAAGCCACCCTTGCGACCATTAACAACATTTCTATTATGTTCTTTTAACCTCTCTTGGTATTGCTCATCTAACCATTTTATTTTAATATTATTATTTTCAATTTTAAATAAATTAGCGTCAATAAGTGCTTTCCATTGGCTTGGTATTAATGTTTTAATTTGTTCTAAAGTAATATTACATTCTTTAGACCAATAGTAAAGGCAAACTTTTAAAAAAGCTCCCTGCTGATCTAATTGCATAAACGATATTGAGCCTGTTAACCATTGATTAGGGTAAAATTTAAACCATGGTAGTCCTTTCATATTTCAAGTATATTTTGTTGTAAATCTTTTTTCCATATAAAACAATTTTCATATTGATAGCTTTGTTTTATATTAGTTTTTATATATTCTTTTGTGTATATATCTTCAATAAAAGCGATATTATTATCAATATCAATTTGTATAAAAGGGTAATACTCGCAAACCAAATGCTCATCCACATCTTCAATTAAACAATTAAATGTATATGTTTTTTTTGATGTTGCTTTTACTTGGTATTTGTTTGCTTTCCAATCAGTATAATCAATTTTCTTATAATCATTATCAGCAAGCTGTGGATGCAATGCTTCATCTTCAAAATTTCTTTTATACCATAACTCGAATATTAATTGGCCAATTTTGCCAATACTTTCGTTTTTAATTTTCTCTGGGATTTTAATTTTAGATTTGTATGTTCTCATAATATATAGTTTATAGTTAATTATTTTTTACAAATGACCCATTTATCATTTGCCCTTTTCTTTTATTAACAACGTTGTAAGCATCATTAATACATTTTTCAATTTTACAATTATTAAAATAAGCAATACTTGTTAAAACAATAACACAATCTCCTATAGCATCTATTATTTCATCATTATCATTATTAATTATTGCTTTTGCTAATTCGCCAGCTTCTTCCTGAAGCTTAATATATTGTGTTTTTATATCTCCTTTTTTATATATTCCTTTATTATTAGCCCATTGTCTAATTGTTTTAAATTCATTATTTAGTTTCATGTTTTTTTATTTAAAAAGTTTTTATATAAATGAACATTATTTACAAAATGATAATACCATCCAGTTTTTATAGATAATTTATTAGAGATCATCTCTTGTAGTTTAGAAAAGCAATATTGATCATTACAAAAACCATACCAAAGAT